CCTGGTGATTGAGGATTTAATGCCATTTGTGGTGGTTGATCTAAACCATATTGAGGTTGTTGCAAAGAGGGTTGTTGCATAGCACCATCTTCACCTAAACTAGATTCAGCTGATTGTAGTCTTTGATTTATTTCTTGTAATGTTTGTTCTGCAGAAGATACATTAGTTCCTAATTCATTTAATCTAGGCATGATACTTCCACCTTCTGCTCTAAATCTTCTTGATATTTCAAAAGGTTCTTCTGTTGTTCCTTGGTCCATGTTGCCTGATTCCATATTAAATGTTGTATCTACAGGAATAAAATTATCATCGTCATCATCTCCACTTATAATAGGATTACCAGCAGCATCTATGTCACCTGCTAGTCTTTTTGACATGTATTTTTTATAACCTGCTGCATCTAAACCATATTCTTCTCTTGCTTTTTTTGCTCTTGGATCAGATATGTAAAAATTCTTGTTTCTATCTAATGTAAATTGTCTAGGTTTTCGTGTTAAGTTAAGTCCCATACCCAAAAATCCAGGGATATTACTTTTTTGAACTGACAACGCTTCTAAAGTCTCTAATCCTTCTCGACCTCTTCCAGTTTCCAAATCACTGCCTGGACCTTTTTCAACAAGATCCTTAAACTGTTGTTGTTTAAATTCTGCTTGTCTTTCGTTTTGAATTCTATTTCTACCGGCACCAGAGTCTTCTCTTGATTTAGAATAACCACCTTTAAAATTACCACCAAGAAAGAATCCTGTACGTCCTCCGTTTGCTAATAATTGTTTTGCTATTTGTGATCTAGTTATGGCCATTTTACTATTCTATTTTGTTTTTCCAAATAAATCAAGGCTTGGCATAATAACATTTACGTCTTGAGCCATGTCCTCTTGCTTATAACCTTTAGCTTCCCAATCTTTTCTCTCCTTAAAAAGCTCTCCAGTTTCCTTGTGTCTGTACGTTGTTTCTACTTTTGCTGGTTTTAATACTTCCATTATGTTGTTACCTCCCTTTTAATATTTAGATAGCTAACAGCTACATCAAACGAGTCAGAAGTGCTTGATTGTACTGTAAAACTATTTCCGCCTTCAACCACTAAAGGTTGAGTTAATAATTCTGTTGTAACATTAGCAGTCAAAGCTGCTGATTTTATAGTTGTAATACTGTTGTTTGTAACAGTCACACTAGGTGTACCGGCAGATGTAACTAGTATAGATTTGATAACATAAGTTTCACTAACTAAAGGATTACCAGATCCTAAAGGACTCAATGCACTTCCTGTTGTGTTATTATCTATACCTGCAAATTTATATTGATTAGCCATTAATTTACAAAAAAGTTAAACGCTTCAATCTCATCTTTTAATTCTTCTTGAAACGTTGAGTTTAATTTTTCTACAATTGCATCAAGGTCTCTTACTTGAGCCTCTGCTACTTGTATGTTGTATTCTAATTCAGGTCTAGTAATTACTTGTACAATCTTTGCCATTATCTTCTTCCGTCTGGTTGTACATCTAATCTAAAAGTACCTAGTTTCCAGCTTTGACTAACTGCTGTATTTTCTATTTTCATAGCTACTGCTCTTGCTCTAGCACGTGTGTCTACTTTTGTAGTTGATGAGGTAACATCAAATGGACCTAACGGCGAACCTGATTGTGAACTATTTGGATAATTTTTTAATTGTAATGTAATTCTAGTTGTTCCTGTTTGACTTATAAAATCTGGTACAAATCTTCTTATCTTCATAAGAAATTCACCATCTCCTTTAAACGTTGCAACACCTGTTTGCTGACCGGTAGATGATCTTGATTGTGTAATGTCATAATCTCCAGATGAAATATTTGCAGTGATTGCAGTTATTGTTCCATTTTTATTTTGATCCGTGCCTATTTCGTGTTCATAATAAATCGTTGTACCTTCTGTATTCCCAACAACATCAAACGATGTATCTGTACCTGCATCATACTCTGTTGCATGTGGATTTCCAAATACAGCGGAGTCTCTCCACATAGTTCTAGATAAAGTTCCGTTTGTCCATACAGGTCTTTGTGGTGATGAATCAAAGTAGTTATAAGAAACCATTCTGTTTATAACCGATGATGAAGACGTTGGATAAAACCACATTACTTCACCAAACAAATTATTTAATCCTGCAGAAATCATTTGATTTCCAGAATCTAAGTTTATGTCATCGTAAACAAAATCTTCAACCAAACAAGGTAATGATTCTAATCTACCAGCAAATCTAAAGAAACCGTTTTCTGACATCCAATACGCGGCACCATCAACTTCAATACAAGCATTTTGTCCTACAAGTCCGCAGTTAGTTCCTACCTGTGCAAATGCAAACGTAAAAGGCTGACCTACAAAACGTTGTGTGAATAATGCTGTATCAGTCCAAACATAAATTGCATCTCTACCCCTTATAGCTCCCATGATCCGTGATCCATCGGCCAATCTTTGTGTATTAGCTGTATTGGTTGCATCAGGTATGTAAACGTTAATATCTTCTTGGTCTGAAATTCTAATAAACATATCATCTTGTGTTAACGGATCACCTATTGTTGTTTCTGTTCCATAAAATACTAAGTGTCTGTCAGGAGTAGATACAACCATGTGACGTGATGCTGTTGGTGCTCCAGATATAACAGTTGCTCTTGTTGTTGTTGCATTTGATAATGAAGAGTCCCATTCGAAACATGCACTGTTGTGTATTAAACAAATAGCCTTATCTCCAAAATTATCTATAGACCACATACCAGGTTCAATGACTAAATCTCCTGATGCTGCTTCTCCCCACGCAACATAGTCAGTTGAGTTTGTAACTGTTGCACCATCGCTATGAGAGGCTGCTGTTGTTCCTGCTACACCTCTTGTACATCCTGTTAAAGTATTAGTGCTAATACCGGTATAAGATATTTCTTCAGAATCTATTATAATAAAATTAGTTCCTGAGTCCGGTAATTGTGAAGCGTCAGCTACTGTAATACTAGTGACTGCAGCATTGATCGCACCATCTAAAGTTGTTGTTACCGCTCCTGCATCTTCTCCACCCCAAGACCCTAACCCATAACCAAAACCTTTTGCCTGTACTGCTGGTCCAATGTGATAGTAATGTTGAACTCTAATACCACCAGATGTTGTTGCACCACTACCTGTTTCATTAGAAGGCATCGTTATTGTTAAAGTTGTAGTTGTTGGCACAGATGTCACCATAAATTTTTTATCATCAAAGTCAGATGCACTAAAATTTGAATTAGTTATAGTTGTAAAATTATCTAAAAGAAGAATGTCATTCTCTTGAACATTGTGTGCTGAGGGGTAAGTTATGGTAACAATGGGTGATCCATTGGTCGTGCTAAAAGCATTTGTAAGTGTAGTTGTTGATTTGATAGGATGTATGTCATAAAACACGCCACCTGAATAAGCATATAAAATAGAGTTAGTCCCTATAATAGCATACTTTCTACCTAGACTATTTACAAAATGATGAAGACCTCTTGCGGCTCCTGTTAAACTATCTGTACCTAACTGCTTCCAACCACCTATTTTTTCAGGTGTTCCATATCTAAATCTAACATTATCGCAGTCTACCCACTGACCTTCAGCTGTAGTTTCTGAAATTTGTTTATTTATACCTGGCTGAAAACCTATCTTTTGTAGCATATTAAATCCTTGTATATATAATTGACCTTATATATTAAATATATAAAGAATAAAAGCAGCAATATATGGGTATTTAAGTATTGTCTTTTGGTTTCTCAATGTCGACACTATTACCATATGTCGCTTTTTGACTTATAGGCTTTGAAAAATTATTTTGAAATTTTATAACAATTTCTACTAAATTATCTCCAAATTTTTTAAGCCCCTCTGCTGATAAATGTATTTTTTTATGTTTTTCTATAATTTTTATTTCTTCTTCAGAAAATACAATGTTACCAGAACCATCTTTTTCTTGATTAAAAATCATTTTTTTACTCCAAAATATATTCTTTTATCTTTATAGTATTCTTTATTTATACCATGTTTATCAACATAATGCAAAAAAACTTGGTTTTGAAAATCCCCTTGAAACTCGTCTCTCCAGTGTTTTACTTCACAACCTAAATAAATAGCAGCATCTCCTGATTCTAAATCAATAGCTTTGCCATCCATAAATATAGGCCAAGGTGTCCCATCTCCATCAATGTTAACTGTAACACTTATTTCACAAGAAGGTCTATCTGTGTGTTTTTCTAATACAGCAAATTTTGTATATGTTCTCCAAAATGCATATGTCTCTAATAATTCTTTCCCTGTTTCTTTTTCCATCAAATCTTTTTTACTTAGCATTAAAGATTCCATTGCCATATCTCCATAAAAATAACTATCTCCATTATTATTTTGATCAACATCAAAAGAATCATCATTTAATCTATGTTTAATTTCACAGTAGTTAGAAAGTAATTTAATCTCTTCAGGACTTAAAAAATTTTTTATAACTTTATATTTAAAATCTTTTCCTATGATACTCATAATTATACTATATCCACATTAAACGAAATAATCATCTTGTAATCTTTATTTTTATTTTCTACAGATTCATGTTTTAAAAAAGCAGGAAAGGTTAGTATATCTCCTTCTTTTATATCAATTGAAATAATTTCTTTATCTAAATTATATATTTTTGTATTTAAATATTTTTCTGGTATTTTTAAATAAAACACATTTGTAAAATGTACGTTACCATGCCGATGTAAACAGTGAGAATCTCCTTGATTATATTTTTGAAACCAAAAATTATTTGGTTCAACTTTTTCTGCATTAAAAACGTCGCATAAATTTCTTGCGTATTCTTCATATATATATTTAGTAAAATATTCTAAATATTCTCGTTTCATTGTTGCGGGTATATGCCAATCAGTATGAGAAATTTTACTTTTTTCTGTTTTTAAAGAAGTTTCTGGTATTTGATGTATTAAATTAATTAAATTTTTTTGATGAACTTCAAAGTTATTGACCTTAAAAATATTTATATAGTTATTATTTTTTTCTATAGTGCCCATGATACTACTGAAAACCTTTCACCGTTTTTTACTGGAGTGACTGTGTGTGGATACAAAAAATTACTTGGCCAAACTATTAAAGTATTTTTTTTCTTAGGTATTATTTTTTCTTCTTCACTAATTGGATATCTAAATTTTAAATCACCACCTTCGTAATCATCATTTACAAAAAAAATACAACTAAAAGTTCTAGGAGTTGTGGTTCCATGATCAATATGAAAAACATAATGACCTTCTTCTGTATATTTTAAAACCTGTATATTTAAAACTTTAAAATGATTTCTACGACTAGAATGATTGCAAAGATCTAAATATTCATTAATTGCATTTTTAAAAATATGTTTAAAAAAATTACACCAATGAACCTCTGTCAAACTTTTATTTCCTATATTATTTAAATCCCATAGATTTGTGTTTCTTGTTTTTTCTTCTACTGCATTTGCACCTTCAGAGTTAGCTACTATAGTAGCTTTCTTCCAAGATTTATAATCTTTACATACTTTTAAAAAATTATTTAAAATTTTTTCAGGTAAAGCATTTTCAAAAATTCTTATATAGTTATGTAAATCTTTTTCTATTTCCATGATTTTTTAAACCAAGATATTTTTTTATAATTATTGATAACGTATTTATGAAAATTAAAAATATCTTTTTTATTTTCTTTTTTTTCTTTAATACTCATTTTCCAAGAATCTCTTTTAAAAGGTATTACTTGAACATAAGGGGTACCCCTTTTTATAGTTGTTTTTAATGAGTCATATTTATCACCGTTAAAAAGTATCGGAAAATTAATTTCTAAATTATATGTATCTGTATCAACTATTCCAGGTATAATAGAAAACCTATCATCTGGATTATTCATAGGGGGTAAAAAAAGTGATGAATATCCTGGAGGTGTTTTAATTATAAAAGGATTCATTATTTTATGAAAATTTAAATTTTTATTTTTTTCTAAATAAGGACACCCTTTAAGTTGTTTAGGATGATGAAATTCTTGACGACCATTATAATTTAAATTAATAGAATCGTCTATATTTACTGCACTGCTTTGCATTCCAGTTTTTTTTTCTCCATCAATTTCAACATTATGTTCAACATAATAATCAACAGGCATTTTTAAAATATAACCAGTGGTTAATGTATCCAAAAAAGGCATACAACCTTTAACAGTTTTTTCTTCAATACTATGGGTTAATTTTTTATACCAATCAGGAATATTTAATTTTGCAGGTTCTGGACAAATATCTTTGTCTTCAATAATAAGTTTATTGCTAATGAACTTAATTTCTTTCTGAAACATGAAAGAATATTACTTTATTTTAAGGAATTTGTAAAGGGTGTATGTATGTTATAGAGTTTTCTTCACAATATTCTTCCCATGTTTTATTTAATGGAAAACTAATTGTTGAAACATCAAAAATATCTAAAGTATTATAATATGTTTGTGCTACTGAATAGATAGCTTTTGAACTATTAGAAGATATGTCTAAAAATTGTTTTAAAGAATATTTAATTGAATCAATTTCTAATGTTAATGCATTTGAATCTTCAAAAGTTGAAGATGCTACATCATTAATTGTTACATTATCACCATCAATTGTAACAGTTGCTCTTGATTTTTTTAATTTTAAAAAATCAGAATCACTTATATCTATAGAAGAATAAATTTCAGATGAAAGATTTTGTTCATTTTTATCCGTATCGTCTTTTGCAATTTTAGATAAAATATTTCCTTGTCTAATAATATATGCCATAATTAAAATTACCCGTTATCGTAAACAGTTATATGTCCCCCACTACCAGCACTACCAGTAACACCCGGAGTAGGTGATCCAGGACCTCCAGCTCCACCAGCTCCAATGCCTGGGTTTCCATGTAAAAAAGTGTTATTGGATAAATCTGTTCCACCGGGAGCTGATCCCCCACTACCAGCATTACCTGGAGCAGCATTACCACCTCCACCACCATTAGTAGTGAATAAGTTTGTTACACTTGTAGCATTTCCAGAATTACCTGAACCTCCAGGTCCAGAACCATTACCACCACTACCGATTGAATAAGCATATGTTGTACTAGCATCAACGCTACCACTAAAAAATCCTTTACCTCCAGAACCACCGGTACCGCCCCCAGGTCTAGTATCTCCTCCAGAGACTCCGCCGCCTCCGCCTCCGCCGCCACCAAAACTATACGCTATGTATTTACTAGCGTTACTAGGTGTTGCAAAGTTTCCAGATGAAGGGCCATTAGCAGTCATTCTTAGTGTCATGTTTGCTGCTCCAGCACCAGCAGAAGCATCAATAACTCTTCCAGATCCATCAACTGTAACTGTTGCTGCTGTAAATGTACCTTTGGCTGTTTTAATTATTTTCGGCATATTTTATACTCCGTTGTTATTAGTCAGCCATTTCAACATAAGAAACGTGATAAGATAAATCACTTGCTGTCCCTGCTGTAACGGCTAATAAATCTGTTTCATCTAACCAAAGAGGTCCAACATCATCTAAAAAACTTAATGTTGAATCGGCTGGCACTGAAATTGTACTTGCTATTTTATAGTACGTACTTCCATTATCATTGCTTACTTCGATTGTTACATCGCAAGCATTAGTGCCGTCTGTATTAGATATTAAAATTGTTTGTATTTTGGCAGCGTTTTCTGCAGTAACGTCTACCATAGTTGTTCTATTTGTATCACCAAGATTACCCATAGCATTCTTAGGTGTTATCGTTGCTACATTTACTAAGTTCGGTGTTGCCATAATTTTTTATTCTCCTTATTCCTTTTAACCGAAAACTAATGCCATTGCAATAGATTTTCCTACTGTTGATAATTGGGCTCCTCCAGCTTGGACTTGACCTGATCCATTTGGTGCAAGGTTGATATTACCATCTGCTCCATCTGTAATTGTTATTGTTCCTGAGTCTGTGCCACTATTTGTGCTTAAAACTAGATCTGCAGCGCCTCCAGTAGTAACAGTTAATGCTCCAGCGCCATTTGACGTTAAAGTAGCTGCTGCGCCACTGTCTCCAACTTGGACAGTATCACCAGCAAGAATAACATCTCCAGTTCCTTTTGGTATTATATTAATGTCAATATTTGAATCTCCACCTGTAGATGAAAGAGTTGGTGCTTGACCAGTTGCACCATTAGCAATTGTAAATTCATTTACCGCAGAACTTGTAGCTGTAAGTAATGCTAGTTCATTTCCGTTAGTATCTAAAATAGAAGTACCAATTTTTGGTGAAGTTAAAGTTTTGTTTGTTAAAGTTTGAGTGCCTGTTTCTGTTACTGTACCTGCTGGAGATAAAGAAATTTCTTTTATGTCAGGGTTAGTTCCATCATTAGCTGTTGCAAAAACTAATTTATCACCTTTGTCTGTTGCTGAAAAAGTAACAGTGCCACCTGATCCAGAAGTATATTTAAATTGTACTGTGTAAGCACCTGATGTTGAATTTCTTAAAAAATAAAATGTTTGAGTGTCTAAAGGAATTGTAACTATTTGGTTTCCACTAATTGAACCTGTAAACTCAATCATTCTGTGAGACATTACAGCTCCAGTTGCACCATCAGAAACTGAAAGAGCTGTAGTTTGTGCACCACCAGCAATTGATTGTACAGTAAATCCACCAGCAATTTGTTCAAAAAGTTGTAAGTTAGTATTTGTTTTTGTTCCCCATGTACCGGCGTTTTCACCAGTTGCTTGAAGTTCTATACCTAGCGGTGTATATGTTGATGCCATAATTTTATCTCCTATGCAACGTCATTATAACTTGTATTTGATCCTGTTGCAATACTAGAATAACTACTATTTGATCCTGTTGCAACACTTGTATATGATGTATTTGAACCTGTGTCAATAGCTTGAAATGCTTGAATAAATAAATCTCCAACACTTGTTGTTGAAGAAATTCCTGTTAATCCCATAACATCAGCAGGTGTTATTGATCCAATGGAAACTGTTGCAGAAACTCCTGTTAATCCCATAACATCCGCAGGTGTTATTGAACCTACTGCAGAAGTTGCAGATATTCCTGTTGGAGTTATAATTGGATTTGATGAAATATTTGGTTCTCCAATATCAATTGTTGCAGAAACTCCCGTTATACCAAATGCTAAATCAGGAGGTGTTATTGAACCTACTGCGGAAGTTGCAGCTATT